TTGGGACGATGTAGCAACAGCAGTCGAGCTGATAAAGGAGAGAAATAGCAATGGCTGAAGAAATCGCAGCATTTGATAGCACTGAGCTTCGTCAAGTGTATAAAGCCTTCTCCTTGCTAGGCGATGAAGCCAAAGCCGAGGCTCGGGGAGTTTCAAATAATTTAGCAGAATATTTACGCGGCCAAATAATTAGAGCAGCTGAAACGCGCACAAAAGGTGGGGCAGCTGCTCGGCGTATTGCAACTGGTTCAAAAGTTAAAATGTCTAGCACTACAGGCGAATTGACTTATGGTTTTGCAAGTCAAAGATTTAGTGGCGGTGGCACTACAAAAGATTTATGGGCTGGTTACGAATTTGGATCAAATAAGTTTAAGCAGTTTCCCAGTTATTCTGGAAGATTCGGTCGCGGTTCTCGCGGTTGGTTTATTTATCCAACCTTGCGAAAAGAACAAAAGTATATAGTTGCCGAATGGACTAAAGCCTTCAATAAGATATTAGATAAGTGGGGCATAAGTGGCATCTGATTCAAGAGCATTAACGCTTAAGCTCCTAGCCGATACAGCTGACTTTCAAAAGAAGCTGGCAGCAGGATCTAAAGATATTGATTCGATTGGCGAAAGAGCTAAAGAATTTGGAGTAAAAGCTGCCGCTGCATTTGCAGCAGTTACAGCTGCGGCTGGTGCTTTTGCAATTAGTGCAATAAAAAATGCTGCGGAAGATGAGGCTGCTCAAAGAAAATTAGCCCTTACTATTGAAAATAGCACTAGTGCAAAACGCGAACAAATTGCAGCTGTTGAAGATTATATTACTAAGACTTCTTTGGCTGTTGGAGTTACCGATGATCAATTGCGCCCAGCATTTGCAAGACTAGTAAGAAGCACTAAAGATGTTGAGGAAGCAACAGAATTATTAAATTTAGCGTTAGACATAAGCGCAGCAACGGGAAAGCCTCTTGAAACTGTTTCAATGGCTTTGGGTAAAGCATACGATGGAAACGCAGCATCACTTGGTCGGTTAGGACTTGGCGTAGATGCAAATATATTAAAAAGCAAAGATTTCAATTTAATTTTCAAAGAGCTAACTGAAACCTTTGGCAATTTTGCTGAGAATGAGGCTTTAAGCACAGAAAAACAAATGGAGCGCGTCAAGATAGCTCTTGATGAAGCCAAGGAATCTATTGGCGCTGCCTTGCTGCCAGTAGTTCAAGAACTTACGGCTTGGATTTTAGAAAACTTTATTCCAGCCTTAGAAGCGTTTATAGCTGGCCTTACTGGCCAAGATGGTTTAGATGAATCCTTGACCGAGACCCAGAAAACAGCTGTTGAATGGGGTAAGAAGGTTAGAGGATTTATAGAGACAGTTATTCGCCTAAAAGATGAATTGCTTATTCTAGCTGGAGTTCTTGCTGCCGTATTTACAGTAAATAAAATAGCTGCTGGGGTTACAGCAACAATACTTTTAGTTAATAGTCTTATTCGCGCCTATAACGCTTTGAAAGCAAGCGCAATCGTTGCAGGTGTTGCTTCAACCTTCGCCCTAAATCCTTTGCTTGGCGCTGGCGCAGCTGCATTAGGTCTTGGAGCTTTAGCCGCAATTAGCGCAGCGCAAAGAAATTTTGACACTCAAGAAGTGGGCGTTCCAAGAAGTGATCTATTCTTTCCAAGCGGTGGGACTGGTGCCTCAATCGGTGTCTCTACTGGATTAGGCGGTTTAGGCGGTGGCGGCGGTGGTGGCAGCAGCTTTGGCGGCGGCGGAAGTTCAACTACAACTGGAACTAGTAAAAAAACAACTCAGACACTTATTGAGCAAGTAAGCGAAGCAAATTTTATTAAGAGAACAGCAGGCACTGGATCATTTAATGTAGCAGGCGTTAGACAAGCTGATGAACGCGGCAATGTTGTTATCAATGTTAATGCTCCAAGTGTTATAGATGAAGAAGGATTTAGCAGAGCAGTTCAATCAGCTTTAAATAACAGCAGCCGCAGACTTGGCGGCGGTGGAGACCAACTCATCCTATGACCATCTGGAGTCCCACCTATCGAGTTAAGGTCAATGGCTCTACAGTTACAGGGGTAACACTTAGCGGCCTAACTATCACCTCTGGTCGCACCAGTATTTATGAACAGCCTCTGGCTGGCTATTGCAATCTAACCCTTCTCGAAACTAATGGCTCGCAAGTCTCTTATGAAATCAACGATGCAGTAACAGTTGAAGTGCTAAACGCCAGCTCGACATATGTCTTTCTATTTGGCGGCTTTATTACCGACCTAACCATCGCAGTAGCCAATTCAGGATCTACAGCAACCAGCCAAAGAATCAACATAGTAGCCGTTGGAGCTTTAGCCAGACTTGCTAGACATATCTTTGATGGCAACCTAGCCCATCAATTTGATGGCGATAGAATCCTTGACTTATTGGAAGAAGTATTGCTGGGCAGTTGGAATGAAGTCCCAGCGGCATTAACTTGGAATACTTATGAACCGACCACTCGATGGCTTGATGCTGAAAATACTGGACTAGGAGAGATAGATACTCCAGGCGATTTTGAGCTTCACAGCCAGACAGGTATCACTGCAACGATTTACGACCTAGTATCTCAAGCGGCTACTTCTGGACTTGGTTATATTTATGAGGATGCCCAAGGTCGGATAGGTTATGCAGATTCGACCCACCGCAGCCAAGAACTAGCTCTCAATGGATATATTGACTTAGACGGCAATCACGCCATTGGTCCTGGCCTACAGATTACCAAGCGCGCTAGTGATGTCCGCAATTCTTTGACTATTACCTATGGTGCTACCAGCGAACAGGCCATTACCGATGAGGATGCAACTTCAATAAGCCTTTATGGGGAACTTGCTGCCGAGGTTACAACGACCCTTCGCAACCAAGTAGATGCTGAGGATCAAGCAGCCTTTTATCTTCTTATTCGCGCCTATCCTCAATTTGAGATGCGACAGATTACTTTCGCCCTTGGCAACCCAGAAATTGACAACACAGACCGCAATTCCCTATTAGGCGTATTTATGGGGATGCCGCTCAACATTGTCAATCTGCCAGCCAATATGACTCTAGGCGAGTTTCAAGGCTTTGTAGAGGGCTGGACTTGGACGGCTAACCTAAACTCATTAACCCTAACTTTGAATGTCTCACCTGTGGCTTATAGTCTCCAAGCAATGGCTTGGCAGGATGTACCAGCTAATGAGACCTTTAATACGATATTGCCCGATTTGACTTGGCTCAACGCTACAATAGTTGCATAGGAGATTAAATGGCAACCACAACGAATTACTCTTGGACTACGCCCGATGATACGGATTTAGTCAAGGATGGCGCAGCCGCTATCCGCACACTTGGATCATCAATTGATACAACAGTTTTTGCCAATGCCGGCAACGCAATCAACAAAACGATTGTTGATCAAAAAGCGGATTTAATTGTTGGAACGGCAGCCGACACAGTAGCAAGGTTGGCGGTTGGAACTAATGGTCAATATTTAGCCGCGAACTCAGCAACAGCTACAGGTTTAGAATGGCAAACAGTTTCGGCCGGAGGTATGACTTCAATTGCTTCTGGAACACTTTCTGGAGCATCCGTTTCAATAACTTCTATTCCTGGAACCTATAATGAAATTTGGTTATATGTTAATGCAGTTGATTTAAGTGATGACGATACTTGGACTTATGTTCAATTTAATAGCGTTACCTCAGGATCTAAATATTTTGAGTGGGCTTCTGGAACTGCAACTGCAACAGGCGGCGGTAATGCTGATTCTTTGGGTTTAATTAGAGCCAGCGATAACGCAGTAACTACCTCATCAGCCCTTCTAAGACTTGTTAATTACAATACTACGAACAGTCATAAATTGGGTCAATCAATTAGCGTTGGAATTGATAAAACAACTACAACGACTTTATTGCCAAATTCGATGAATCATTTATTTAATAGCCCATCTGCGGCAATAACGTCAATTCAAATTTTTCCACAAGCGGGAACGTTCCAAGGTGGAACCTACGCTCTATATGGAGTTAAATAATGTCAATTATAAAAATTCATAACGCGGAAACCAATGAAGTCATTGAAAGAGAAATGACAGAAGCAGAAATAACCGAGTGGGACATAAAAAAAGCCGCTGCCGGAAAACAGGCAGAGGCAGCAGCTAAGGCCGCCGCAGCTAAAGCCGCACTATTAGAAAAACTCGGGATAACCGAGGATGAAGCTAAACTGCTGCTGAGCTAATGGCCCGACTATGCGCAGCAGGTGTTCAGTTACGGGAGCAGATAGATGACGATTATCCTGATAGGGATCGTAAGTCTGATGGTTGGATTGCTGACGCTCGCCACCGCGCTAAGGGGACTTCTGACCATATACCAGACGCTAAATCAGGAATCGTTAGAGCTTTAGATATTGATGCTGACTTATCAGCTCACAAAGAAGAGGCTTACGCGCTAGTTGAGAAGATTCGCAAATTAGCCAAGAAAGGCGATAAGCGAATTGCTTACATTATTTTTGATGGAAAGATTATGAGTCCGATACTGGGATGGAAACGCAGAACTTATAAAGGCGCTAACCCTCACCGATCGCATTTTCATATTTCATTTACAACTTTGGGAGACAAAGATGGCAGTTTTTTCAACCTCGAAGGAGAAGCTAATGAGCGACTTAAAGAAAATGGCAGAGAGCTGGGCCAAGACATTCCTAGCAACGGCACTAGCGACTTATCTAGCAGTCGGCCTAGATGTCGATGCAATTGCCAATGCAGCTCTCGTATCAGTCTTGCCTAGCATCATCAATTGGCTAAACCCTAACTACGAGCGCTACGGCAGAGTCAAGTAATGCCAGCACCTGAGCTTGCAACCTTAGTTGCCTCAGTATTGGGATCTATTGCTCTACTGATTGCTGGCCTTCGCTACATAATCAAACTTGAAAATATCCCCATTGTGTCGCGCCTTGATAAGATGGAGTCTCAGCTAGAATTGGCCCTAGCGAAAGGGGTCAGAAATGGCAACGCGAAAGCGCGTAAGTAAGAAGCCAGTAAAGCGGAAACGCACTACTAAAGAAACACCGCTTACAAAGCTTGATTTTTGGGCCATTGCTGCCAATGAAGTTTATAAAGCCTGTCGCAGAGCTGGGATGGATGAAGGCACTTCTTTGGCCTTTGCTATGGATCGTAGCTCTTATCCCGATTGGATAGTGCCCGCCGATGACCCAATAAAGAAAATAGGTTGGGAAGATGGCGAGGAAGATAACTAATCTACTTTCGAGAGGTTGAGCTCTTTGAGGCTCTCAAGTCGCTTTATCCAGACTTGACGCCTCTTTCAGCGACCGACCGAGCAGATGGCATTACCAGCGATTCCTATATTGAGCTCAAATGCCGCAGGACCCACTATGAAACCCTAATAATTGAGAAGAAGAAGTGGGATTATTTGGCCGATATAAGGGCTAGGACGGGCGCTAAGACCCTTTATATCAATGCCACACCTAAAGGGATATACCAGTTCGATTTAGGGGCTGTAATGGAGCCTGAATGGGTTCTAAAGCGCCTTCCTATAACGACCGACTTCGCCAATAAAGCGACTAACGAAAGACTGGCTGGCTTCTTAGATATTCGCCACGCCGAGCTATTACTTGTCTAAATAGATTTAAGCAAATACATTTATCCCGTTAATCCATTTAGGGATTACAGAACGGGAGCATAAATGATAAATAAAGTAGCTCTTATTCGATTTGATTCTCAGGCTGGAGCTTGGACTGATGAGACAAATTGGGTTAAGGGATCAATAATCAGACGATTCGCCAAAGAGCGGATGGGTAAACAGCAGCTAAGAGGCCGATTATCTAAGGCCGAAATCTCTGCATATTGGCTTGATAAATATGGGGTTGATGCAGATGTTGCCTAATTTATCTGATGAAGCAGTAGTAGGAATAATTATTGGAGTTCCATTTATCGGCCTTTATATCTGGAGTCTTTGGAACTCATCTAAAGCCAAAGCCTTTAATGAAGGTTATAAGAGAGGAAGGTCAAGTGTCCGATTCACAGAGATCGTTAAGTGAATGGCTTGAAGAAGCTGGTGCTACCTTATTCGACCGAGGGATTGAGTATGGAGACCCGAGGCACAATTTTCTACGCATTTACAAAATCGCGAGAGCACTCGGTATTCAGCTCAG